ATATCATGTCCTCTCGGAACATATAGTTGACGAAGTTAGGCTTGTATGACAGGTGAGTTGCTATCTTTAAAAAGCAGTCACCAATATAATTACTGATCTGCGGTCGAGGTGCCTCGTTCTCTGCGGCAACCTTACATTGTGCCTTGAATTCTACTAGGGCTAGTAAAAAATCCTTGTTATTAACATAGTGTTCTGACTTCTTTTTCATACCAATAACGTATGTACTAACAGTATAGTATGTTAAGGATCAAACGTCAAGCTTGACAAGACTCCATCTCACCTGTAGACTAACTGTGTAGCAGGTTCAAGGGACAGCTATTGATTCTTTTTATTGAACAGAGATTCTAGTTTATCTCTTGCTTCATCTACTGTACCGACGCGCCCCATAGCACGCGGGGGTCGTGGATGATTAGTAGGATCAATCCGTTTCAGTGACAGTTCATAGAACATGACCACCTCTGGATCGCACTCTACAATTGTTATAATTCTATCCATAGGAACAATAAACTGTTCCTCTTTAGAGAACTTCATCCAAGGTGATACCTTGGCACCTATCTTATGGTGTACTGTAACTTCCTCAACAATAATAGGATTGTCTAGGATAACATAGTTACCGTTCTCATCATTAACAGATGTCACTTTAGAAAGAACCTCTTCACCAGATACCATCTTAATGGCACCCAGAAATTCTTCATCAGTTGGCATTTTATTTTGTTCGTAAGTTAACGTCAATAAATTCATAGTTAAACGATTCTTCATTATAAATTTTAACCCTCTCAATCAAATGGTTGAGGGTATAGTTGCGACGACCACCCTTAGTGGTGTCGTCTGCTAGATCATATAGAACAGCCTTGCGCTTGTTCACTCCTTTCCGAAGGACTCTGCCAATGGATTGGAGATTTCTAATTCTGGACTTTGAGGGGCTTGCGAACACGACGTTGTTAAGATTCCTAATGTTGATACCAGTGCTAAAAGTCCCATAGCTGGCAACAATGATTGAATCTTTTGTCGTTTCTGCAATACGCCTTGCGTTCTCTCGGTCATCAGTATCCACTCCTCCATGGACTAGAAAGACCAAACGGTCTTCGCCTACCTTATTATTTATTAATTCAAAGAGGGGCATCCCATGCCGTTCAACGTAGTTGAACAGGACGAGTGTATTACCAGTAAGGTCACAAACCAGATTACGTATAAATCTATTCCTTCCCTCATGTTCAACAAGATAATCCATCTCTTGCTGATAGGTATCAAAGTCTCTTTGGTCATGCTTGAGGATTAATACTTTAATCTCAAATTTAGAAAGGTGGCCAGATTTAATAAGCTTCTCTGTTCTAGTTACCTTATCTACACTACCAAATACACCTTCAAGTACTAGACGGTTTGTTTGTGTACCGTCTAAGGTACCTGTGAACCCCACACGGTACTTGCAATCATAAAGTTTGTTCATTATACTCGTGAGAGATTTCGCCTTAAACAGGTGTGCCTCATCCCCTATGATAGCACCAAATTTCTCAAAGTAACTTTTAGGTAGTTTGTATACTGACTGCCATGTAGTAATGATTACATCCTTATCTGATCTAGGATCTGCACCAGCATATACTCTATGACAATATTCCTTTGCGTCCCAACCATACTCTTCAAAATCCTTATACATCTGTTCGACGAGTGATGTAGTAGGAACTACTATCAATGTCCTTAGCATCTTCATCTCCCAGAAACGTGCTAGGACATATATCATTAAAGACTTGCCCGATCCTGTCGGTGATAAAAGTAGTTTACGTTTATGACGTAGAGCTTCGTATATTCCTTTGTACTGATAGTCTCTGACCTTGTGTGGTAGATGTAATGTTTTTACATACTCTCCTAATCCCTGGGGAGTAACGAATTCATCCACCTCTGATGGAAGTCCATAAAATTCGTTGTCCCTATGGATAACTTCGTACCCTCTTTCTTCGCAAAACGAAGTAATGTAAGGGAGAAGGCCAACATAAATCTCGCCTGTACCTGGGGAGAATAACTTGATTTTTCCATCCCAAAACCTTTTCTTGTACGCTGACATGAACTTGGCTTGAGGCACTTCAAAAGTAAACTCGTCTGCTAGCTCGTGACCTACATGAGGTTCACATTCAATTGTTAAATAGACTTCGTTCTTCTTCTGAATAAAAACATTAGATTTCATAACCTTTCAGGAACTTAGCGAATTCAATCGCGTTCTTAATATAGAAGGATCGGTTATTGATAGCCTGTAGAATAGCTTTCAATGCCTCAACCATTTGGTTATAGTACTTTAGCTTAAGGACGGATTTTTGATATTCTTCATCTGAATCCAGATAGATCGGTACATCTGGTTTGAGAAGTTTAATGTGAAAAGGTTTCTCCGCTTTACCCGTATAGTACTCCCACCTATCCTTGTAGGTGCGCTTTACATCTAGTTCACCTTGATCCCTGAGGGTAGTGAATGTGTTGTAAAGTCTTAAATATTTAGCATGTAATCTGGGGATCTCTAAACTGTCATGATCTAATTTTTCATCATCTAGTTGTGAGTCTTTCTCCCACATGTCATTCAAGGTTTCTAGATTCATACTTTAATTCCGTTCTTATCTGTGATCTCGTACAGTGTATACTTGAAGTTAACATCAGCAGTGAAGTAGTTGATGTCAGTTGCAGATGCATCAAACTCCAGAGTAGTTAAGCTTGTTGGGAATATATTATAAAAGTTAACAATGGAATTTGCATTGTAGTTACTATTCAAAATAAGTAACCTAGCATCACTCATTGTCTTATCAAATTCAGATGGTCTGCCTTTCTCATCAACTGTATCAATATACTCTAGGAATTGATTTTGATGCTTTGGATTACTCAAACCTTTCAACCACTTGTATATTTCATAGTAGTTATCAAGATCTTCATTCACCAAGAACTTTAAATTTAAATCACCATAGGTCATCTTATCACCAGGGATAGTATAGTCTTTCACTGGTGTTTGTATGTCTCTTGCACCAATACTAACTTCAGGTATAGATGCAGACTGGCAGAAGTAATCTACATTGGGTGTCCTGCCAATAATGAATTTAAATCCTACTGGAGATAAAAAGTTTTGATTGGATGGAGCGAATACTCCTTGTTCGATAGCCATTAGTTCACACAGGTCTCCGTATTATTTATCCGAGCCAAAAAAGATCAGGATCACGAATCTTATCAAAGATCTCAAAGCGATAGTTCTTAAAGTCTGGTATGTCCATCTCCTTATATGCAGCATCTAAGTGTGTAAGTTTTACATTCTTACCCCTAGTACTCTGACCTTCTACATCATCTATATTATATCCATTACCCAATACTCCATCGACTGCACCAATATAATTCTCTCCTACAGTGCTGGGCTTTACACCATTCTGCCAGTGCTGTACTGACATAAAGATAGAACGATCATCACCCATGAATGCTCCATGTATATCATCATGGTAGACACGAAGAGTAAAAAAATCGTGCCGCATTTTACATATCTTCTCTTGCTCTGGATGATTATCTATCCAGTAACCACCATGACTAAACCCTATCTTTCCACGTATGTATACTTCATAGCTGTCAATGTCTGGATGTACATGCTCAGGGATAATAGCATGAGGTGGCCAGTTTAAACACTCAACTTGAAACTGTCCTTCCTTGTACATAACCTTTCTATGAAAGTTAGGTACTCCAAAAAAATTCCTATCCCAGTTCTGTGGCTTTGCTATCTCGCGAGGATCAAAAGTACTTAAGTACTCATCAAGAAAACCAGTAATGGCATCCATACATAAAAAAAAGAGGTCTAATTATTTAGACCTCCAAACCGATAGGTTTTTAGTGCATAGATTTACTCCAACACAGTTCTACATATACGTTTGCATGATGAAGGTAAGTCCTCGCATTCTATTAGACAGGCGAAATAGTCGTCGATCTGATCTATGTCTGCGTCGTGTTCGCTTAATGTTCTTGCGTTATTATCGACACGTTTCCACTCTGCTAACTGGTTCTGAGAGACTATGTTATGCACTTGGCACCTCCATTGATTGTTTACCCATAACAAAGGAGACTGGGTTCATCTTGTTCTCCTCTCTTTGAATTCTACTACTATGTAGGGAAATAAGCACAAAAAATCGGGGTCGGTTTTACAAAAATAAATGCCTACGTGATTGTGCCTAGTTCATCCTGAACATACTCTTCTATTAATTTTTTTGCCTGATCATATACTGGTATCATATTCATTCGATGATAGACAAAATGGGAAACTTCTTTAACTTGATCCTTATCGAGATCGGGATACATCTCTGTAACTACCCCATTTAACTTAAGGGATACTGTAGCGTCTTCTATTAATTGTTTCACTTTTTTAGTGGCATACACTAAAATACTATTTATTACAAAAAAAGAGACCCCCGAAGGAATCTCTCTTTGAAATATGTAACCGATGGATTACATTAGGTTTGCAACTTTAACACGTCTGTAGTATGCGTTAGCGTTGAGGTTACCTGCTGCCTGTGGATCGGAATCTGACAGTGCAGTTAGTCCCTTAGCAAATGGGTTCAAGACCATTCCGTAACGAGTTTTAAACCCGATACGTGGTTGGAATGTATCCTGACCAATCGCTCTGTACATCTGGAGAGGTACATAAGGACAGTAGAATAATCCAGCGTCGTATGCATTGGATCCTTTGTATCCAACAACGTAGTACTGATCAGAACTTACGTTAGCTGAATAAGGGTCGATGTAGACCTTGAAACGTCCGTTGAGTGTTCCAACGAATGTGTTGCCTGTGTCATCAACTTCTCCAAGTCCACCAGTAGCACCAGTGATACCTGAATCGTAGTCAAGAACGCCCGACATAGCAAGAGCAGAAGCAACGTCAGCAGATGTGACGAGGATGTTGCCCTTCCCGCGACGAGTTTCCTGCGCGATGGCGTTGGCATCTCTTTCGATTTGGAAGAGTAGACCTTTGAATTTCTCAACTGACCATCTGCCGTTACTGTCAACGTCAAGGTCGAATACACCTTGGTTGGCAACGTTTGCCTGAGCACCAGGTTTTGCACCTCTGTACACAGTACGTACAACCTCACGGTTGATTTCAGCGAGGATCTCTGTTGAGAGAATGTTTGCTAGTTCAGACTCGGCATCTAATCCGTGGATTGCTTTCAAGTCTTGAGCAAGTTCAACTGAGTAGTCTGCTCTTAAGGCACGACCTTTTGCTTCTACAGCAATACGGTCGATGCTGAATGCCATTTCCATGAAGGCATTACCAGCAGAATCTCCAAGACCTTCAAGATCAGTTGTGCTGAACTTGGAAGATGCTAGGTCATAGTTAGTGGATGTTGTACCACCACCAGTAGCATCGTTAATAAGACCTGGGTTCTTCTCAGTGGTAGCTGTAGGAGGTGTTCCACCCTTAGTACCAGAGAACTGTGCATCTGGCTCATCGAAGAATGCTTCTCCACCAGTTTGGTTGGTGTAGCGAGAACGCATTGCGAAGATAAGTCCAGTTGGACCTGACATAGGCTGAACGCCAGCGATGTCATAAGCAATTAGCTTAGGCATAGCACGACGGATCAAGCTGATGAGTATAGGGTCGAAACCATATACGGCACCTGCGCCTGTTGTCTGTGTGTTGATAGGACCAACGTTGGTTGGTGCCTCTGTAAGAACGGCACGTTCTTCTTTTAGTGCCTTCTCTTGGTTTTCCAAGAGGATAGCGGTTACCGACTTACGATAGTTGTCCTTAATTTCAGGAAGACCATCATGGTTAAGTACTGGTGCCCACTTCTCTTGGAGTTGTTCTGCATTAAACATGCTTAGAATACTCCTGTATTACTTTTTTAAGTGTGTAGCCAGTTAGATCCGTTTAGCGAGTTGAGCGACATAAGATGTCATACTCTCACTAATAGATTCAACTTTTGCTTGTGGCTCTTCAGAGGAAATTTCTTCTGCTACTTCAGGTGCTTTCGCTCCGAAATAACTTTCCTTGATCTGTCCAAGCTTCTCACGATACGACTCTTCGTTTTTGAACTCAACTGCTTTAGCTAGAGAGGTAAACTTATCCTTCTGAACTTCTGCAAGTCCTCTGGATAGTTCTGTCAAAATCTCATTTTTACGATAGGTTGCTACCTTCTCATGCAGTCCGAGGTTCTTATCAACTTGTTCGTTGAGTCGGGTCTCCATTTCATCAAGTTTCTCGCTCATCTCAGCGACTGCATCAAGCTGCTCTTCAGGCAAGTTGATGTTGCTTTCGATAAACAATTTCTTTAATCCACCCATGAATGCTTCGGTGACTTCAGCACGTACTCCTGTTTCAACAGCAAGTTCGTTCTCTGTCATCCACTCTTCACAAGCATATGAGAGGAAATTCTCTACGCGACCAGCGAACTCTTCTTTGATCTTTTCGAGCTCTTCAGCGATCCTGGTCTCTGCGATTTCCTTAAGTCCAGCAACTTGCTCATGTACTTTGGCATGTACTGCCGCTTCAAATACAGTTGTTGCTTTCTTTTGGAATTCTTCGTCAAGGTCTGCACCAGCAAGTATCGCGCTGATGTCTTCTTTGACTTCTGTTTCGGAGATTGTCTCTCCGTCTTTCTCTACGTCATCAAAGATCTTAGCAGAAAGTCCACCTGGAAGACTAGGTGAAGCACCACTTGGCTTTGTTTTAATAGAGGCATCTTTTTCAACAGCGACTGGGGCTGCTGCTTTTGCTCCAACGTTATCTGGTCCTGCTGGATTCTCAGATGAACTTCCACCAACTTCTATGGCAGAATTCTTAAGGTCGGATTTCTGTTGAGGTACTGCGCCTTTCTTGATGGCTTTATCGCCTACAGCGGCATCTTCCTCGATAGTTTCCTGAGGAGCTTTGCTTTCTGCAATCACCTTCTGGAATTTTTCATCAATACTAGACATTACTTGTACTCCTACGGATTTTTAACTAGTGTTTAAATCTATAATTTATTTATAAATCACAAACTTCTGAGAAGTGCGTTGAACGCGGCAACTTTTCTCTCAGCGAGTTCCTCAAGTGAGGGTGCGTTGTTAAGGGCTTCCTTAACAGCTTCGATTTGTGCTTCTTTGAAACGGCCATCGACTTGAACCCATTCCTTACCTTCCATGATACCAGACACAAAAGCATCAGGTGCGGAGGGGTCTGCCACTATATCTGCAGCAGTAGAAAGAATGAAGTCATCGGCGACAACAGATGTAGTTCCCTCTTTTTTAAGAGAGCCTAAACCTCTAGAAGACACACCGAGTTGTACCCCTTCCTCAAGCAAGTTCTTTGCGATCTTACCCATAGGGGTTTCTAACAACTTAGCTTTACCTATGAAGTTCTTACCTTCAGGGTAAAGTTCAACGATCTTATGTGAAACACGATCTAAGTTAACGGTTGGACCTTCTGGATGACCAAGTTCTCCGAGTGCTCTTCCGCGTTGAATGAACTCCTCATTGTACTTGTTGACTTCACGAGCCATGGTATCGTACTTGTACATACGACCATTACGGTTAGTGATTTCTGTCTGCAGAAAGATTCCTTTGATATACGTAGATTTCTTACCGTCTTTATCCTCGGTAAGAACTTCTATATCATTGTTCTGTTCCGTTATCAGTCTCATCATCGTTTTCCTTGGTTTCGTTTTCATCTGGATTGCGATTAATCACATCCGCTGTCTCATCAGGTGAGGCTTCACCTTCTGGAGGAAGTCCAGTTGGTTTACCATCGTCAGGCACATGCGGGAACATGCGATTAGCAATATCCAACTTGCTGGTATCAACAGCCGCAGCCGCTTTTACCTGCAACATATCTTTGAGCTTATCTAGAGCATCTGCTCTGTCGTTATCCCAAAGTAAATCAACGATTTCTCGTTCTTGTGTAGCCATAATGTAACGTTGTCTGTAATTTATTTAGCACCGTTCGCCTTTTGAGGCGCGGGTTTTAATGCTTGCTTGGTCTGTG